CCTATAGATAAGGTAGAGATGAGGGAACGATTAAAGGAAGTTAAACAACGTAGAGGAATTACAAATGATTAACGCTAACATATTCAACAGACTTTTTACGGTCGAACTGAGGAACGGGGTAGGACTAGACCTCGAATTTGTTGAATCTAAACTGGTTCATGTATATAATACAGAGACAGAACAATATAGTGCCATGCCCTTTGAGGGCGTAGTAATCATGATACCCTTTATTGTTATAACATACGGCAGACCATACAAGGAGATTGAAGACGATGAGTAGATGCAAAGCCTGTGACGTTATACTAAATGAATATGAACTAAGGAGGAGAGATAGAATAACTGACGAACATATTGATTTGTGTAATGTATGTCATTCTGCATCGGACGAGGCTATCGAAGAGAACTGGTCATTAGCTGAAGAAACAGGTATAATTAGGAGTAATAACTAGCTTATGGGTAATGGGGGACGTTTCTCTAGTATTCCTACATTACCAGTACCTAATTCAAATTAACTATATAGGAGGTTGCAATCGGTAAACAAACATGATATACTATACCTATGTACTTTAGTTTTTAACATTAAAGATAAATTCTAAAGTATACTTAAGTAATCTTTTATTAACTATACAGAAGGTAAATTACTATGGCAGTATTAGAAGGAAATGTAGCGTTCGCTAACCTTGACGAACACGAAGAATATCAGGGTCAATCAACTGGGAAATACTCATTGGTATTGTCGCTAGAACCTGCTGATGCAGATAAGCTATCCGACAAGGGTGTCAAACTACGAGAGTACGAAGGAACAGCACAGCGTAAGTTTAGCACTAAATATGATGTACCCATGTTTGATGCAGATGGTAAGGACTTTGTAGGTCGATTAACCAGAGGTTCTAAAGTACGTGTTAAGTACGCAGAAGGTAAACCTCACCCAGTACACGGTACGTCCACCTACTTGTCAGCCATTAAGGTGCTAGAACTAGCGGAAGCTACCGAGGGAGGCTCGGACTTCTAATGACTGACTCGCATTTTGTTAGACATGAGCCATGCCCATCGTGTGGCTCTAAGAACAATCTCGCGAGGTACTCCGATGGTCATGCCGTCTGTTTTTCAGGCGGTTGTGACCACTACGAGAGAGGCAACGGAGAGGTTGTACAAAGTAAACCTAAAGCGAACAGGACATTAGAGATGACAGGTGTTATAGCATCAATCCCAGATAGACGTATCACAGAGGCAACTTGTAAGAAGTTTGGTGTCACTGTTGAGTACGATACAGCAGGGACTATAAGCAAGCACCACTACCCATACTTTGACAAGGACACAGGCGCACAGATAGGTACTAAGTCTCGCATAGTAGATAACAAAGCATTCTATGCAAGCGGTACATTTGACAATGCAGGTCTGTTTGGTCAGCAAGCGTTTAAAGGTGGTGGTAAATACATAACAGTAGTAGAGGGAGAAGCTGACGCCTTAGCGGTGTCGGAAATGTTTGACGGTAAGTGGGCAGTTGTGTCAATACGGTCAGGCGCATCAGGAGCGGTTAAGGACATCAAGCAGAACTTGGAGTGGCTTGAATCCTTTGAGAACGTAGTCATTTGTTTTGATAGTGACAATGCGGGTCAGGAAGCATCTCGCGCGGTGTTAGATTTATTTACACCCAACAAAGCGAAGAACGTAAAGTTACCTGTCAAGGACGCAGGTGAAATGCTGAAGGAACGCAACGTACAGGGATTCATCAGGGAATGGTGGAACGCTAAGACGTATCAACCAGACGGTATCATTGCAGGACTTGATACTTGGGAGTCAATCGTAGCGCAGGAGGACGTACAGTCCATACCGTATCCGTGGTCATGCTTGAATGATATGACGTATGGGTTCAGGGAGAAGGAACTTGTAACAATAACCAGTGGTTCTGGTATGGGTAAATCACAGATTGTCAGAGAGTTGGAACACTACTTACTAGGTGCAACAGATGACAACATTGGTATACTCGCATTGGAAGAGGACATACCTAAAACTGCTCTAGGGATTATGAGCATCGAGGCAAACCAGACTCTACATCTGAGCCGCGAGTTTAGCAGGGAAGATAAGAAGGTATTCTGGGATAAGACATTAGGCACAGGACGTATCTATATGTTTGACCACTGGGGTTCTACCAACGAGGATAACTTACTAAGTCGCATTAGGTATATGGCTAAAGGTCTTGACTGTAAATGGATTATTCTTGACCACTTGAGTATCGTAGTTAGTGACCAAGAGAACGGTGACGAACGCAAAGCCATTGACAGCATCATGACTAAGCTACGTCAGTTAGTTCAGGAGACAGGTGTTGGTTTATTCTTGGTGTCACACCTACGCAGACCATCAGGGAAGGCGCATGAAGACGGTGGACAGATTAGCTTGGCTGAGTTACGAGGTTCAGCGGCAATCGCACAGCTATCCGACATGGTGATTGGTTTGGAACGTGACCAACAGAATCAAGATGCACAGGTAAGGAATACCACTACAGTACGGATACTTAAGAACCGATACGCAGGACTTACAGGGGCGGCTTGTTACCTCTACTATGATAAAGATACTGGTCGTATGATTGAAACTACGTGTCCAGTTAATGATGACAATCAGGAGTTCTAGTGAAGCAGATAGTATTTGATATAGAAGCTAACGGTCTACAGCCTACAAAGGTCTGGGTAATCGTTGCTTGTGACCTATCAAACCAAGAGACAGTTGTGTTCTCTGGTGATACGTTACAGGACTTCAATGCTTATATCAAAGATGCTGAGGTCATTGGTCATAACATCATTGGCTATGACGTACCAGTTCTTGAACGCTTACTAGGCACAGACTTTAGTAGTTGTAAGATTACAGATACATTAGTATTGTCAAGACTTACTGAACCATCGCGTGAAGGTGGTCATTCATTAGATAACTGGGGACAGCAGTTAGGTTTCCCTAAAGGAGAACACAGTGATTGGAATACATTTTCTCAGGATATGGTGGACTATTGCAAGCAAGATGTACTGGTTAATGTCAAAGTGTACCACGCGCTACGAGGTGTACTGGCAGGTTTTGGAAGCGAAAGCATTAGCCTTGAGCATCAAGTACAAAGCATTATCACAAAACAAACGGACAACGGTTGGTTACTAGACCAAGAACACGCTTTTGTTTTACTTGCTAAACTTAAGGAGAAGAAGTACGACCTCGAAGATAAGGTACATGAAACATTTAAACCGTTACCTACATTCATTAAGGAGATAACACCTAAGTACAAGAAGGACGGTACGATGTCCGTGGTTGGTCTTAAGTTTCTAGGGGACAGTTGGTCAGACTATATAGCACCATTTAGTCGCGTTGATTACCCAGAGTTTAACTTAGGCTCACGACAGCAGATAGGTAGATACTTACAATACTTTGGTTGGAAGCCTGAGAAGTTTACAGAGAAGGGTCAAGCCATTGTTGATGAAGCTATCTTATCTAAGGTAACTAATATACCAGAAGCTAATATGATTGCTGAGTACCTAATGGTTCAGAAGCGTATAGCACAGGTACAGTCATGGTTAGATGCTGTTGAGGACGATGGTCGTGTACATGGATATGTAAATTCTAACGGTGCAGTAACGGGACGTATGACACACTCTAGTCCTAACGTAGCACAAGTGCCTAGTTCAGGCGCACCATACGGAGCAGATTGTAGAGCCTGTTGGACTTCACCTAAAGGCTACAAGATTGTTGGTATGGACGCATCAGGACTTGAGTTACGTATGCTTGCACATTATATGAACGATGAGGGATATACAAATGAAATACTCACTGGAGACATTCATACAGCAAACCAACTTGCTAGCGGTGTTGACACACGAAGTCAGGCAAAGACTTTCATATATGCGTTCTTGTATGGAGCAGGGGACGCAAAAATCGGAAGTATCGTTGGAGGAACTGCTGTTGATGGTAGAAGACTTAAGGCGAAGTTCCTCTCAAACACGCCATCTCTTAAAGACTTACGAGAAAGAGTTAGCGTGGCATCTGGAAGAGGTTATGTTCACGGACTGGACAGGCGCAGAGTCGCTGTACGCTCAGAACACTCAGCACTAAACACTTTGCTACAATCGGCAGGGGCTATCGTTATGAAGAAGGCGTTATGTTTGCTAGACGAATACGCTAGTGCTTGGAATATTGACTACAAATTTATAGGTAATATACATGATGAAATTCAAACAGAAGTTAGAGCAGATGAGGCAGAAGTTTTCGGAAGGCTTGCAGTGT